TCAGAATTCTAAATTGATCAGTAATAATCGCTGACATTGTATCTAAACTTTTCTTTTCCTTTTATTTATAGAGGTAACGCAATCAAATTCCGAACACTCTGATAGCACCTGAAGATCTTAAACCTCTAAGAGATGCTACAGTATAATTCTTTCTTTGTATTGTTGGGAAAGTTGATAATCCAGAATCCACTGTTAATCCAGTAACACCAATTGAAATTGGACTGCTATTTCTAGATGCATTATATATTCTACCCCAACTGATTCGACCTAAGTGTGTGGCAATACCAGGATTACTATTATTGAAGTTACCTGTTAATCCAGCTCCTACACCAGTGGTTTGTCCATTTTGAATATTACAAGTTATTTCACCATTTTCACCTGTAGAAGTCACTGCGTGAACTTTGTAGATATTATCTAAGAAAGTTGAACCAATACTTACAATAGATGAATTATGAGTATCAACAGAAGTGATACCAGTTCCAACTGTAGTGTCTTTTATAAACACAGGATATCCAACCAGTAATGTATTTGCAGTTTTATCTGCCCTAAAGAAGAATTTAAGTGCAGACTGCCCACTTACTGTGGTTGTACTAATACCAGTTATAATACCAGTAAATCCTTCAACATTATCAATTGATGTTATTTTTTCAGTTTTAAATTCAGGTAGTTCAATAATAACTTGAGGTGGTGTTAAGTTAGAATATCCTAAACCAGGATTTGTTATTGTAAATGCTGTAACTGTGCCATTAGTAATTGTAGCAGTTGCAGTCGCTGTAGTACCAATTCCAACACCAATAGAAGGAGGAGCACTTATTTTAACAGTTGCACTTGCATATCCACTACCAGCGTTTGTAATGTCTAATGATGTAATTTTTCCATCAGATGATACAATCGCTGTTGCAGATGCACCAACATTTATTTCTCCAGAAGTTACAAGAGCATCAACAGTACTAAATTGTAAATTATAATCACCATCAGTTTCATCTGGATTGCTTGCACTCAAATGGTCTCCTTTTTCATAGAAGAACACTTCTGCATCATCTACAAATATTCCATTTGAACTACCCTCACCTGATGATGTTGTAAAATCACCAATAATTTTTGAAGTAGGATAAACTTGTGGTTCAAGTATTTCTCTTGACTTATCAATTTTTTTACCACCCAATATGATGTCAACTTTTTGCTTAGTCCATCTCATTGGTTTATTATTTGTTTCATCAATACCTGCACCAGTATAAATGTCAGTCTCTACGAGTTTTGCACCAAGCAACTCTTTAATAGTTCTTTCTGATTCTTGTGAAGTTGTTAATCCAACAGGATGCTTGAATAATCTTACCTCATCACCAATCTTAACTGTTTGTTGAATATCTGCAGTATCAACATCAATACCATCTTGACCTTTATAGAAGAAGATGTCAACTTTTGCTTCTGCTCTTGGTGCTTCCTCAAATTCAAATGTAGTACCACCCTCAAATGTGTAAGATGAACCTGGTTCTTGTAAAACTCCATTTATGAATATAAGAAGAACTGCGTTTAAGTCAATTAGTTGTGAACGAGCGTTATTGAGGTCTTTTTCAAAACTTAGTAATTGACCATTAAAGAATAATGGGAATCTTGTTCTTGAACCATCTTGTAGGTTTTGAATACTATCAATGAAATCAATTTCACCAAACTGCCAAGATGAGAATTTATCTTGGAATATTTGAGTAACCTCTAATTCAAACTCTTGTATTGGTTCAGACAAATGTGCTGCTGTAACTAATCCAACAGGTTTAAATTTGTCGCCAACTTTAAATGAATGACCAGGTCTTGCAATAGAAAATTCTGATATTTCAAAGGTCGTAGATCCAATACCTACAGTTGTTTTCGCTGCACTTACTTTTACATCAACTAATAAGTTTGAACCTGTATCTGTGGTTGCACCTAACCCAACTCTTGATATGCCAATAACTGGTAAATTATCATAATTTGGTTCAGGTATTATTATTTCTGGATTTACATATCCTGAACCAGCAGATGTGATTGTAAATGCAAGTGTACCACCAGCACCAACTATTGCAGAAACTTCTGCACCTGTACCACCGCCACCACCAGCACCAACATTTAGTGTGATAGTGTTAGTTGTTATTGCTGTGATAGCAGTTTGTATTCCAGCAATAGGATCAGAGTTAGGGAAACTTGTCTTAGATACTGCACGAGGATATGGATGGTCTGAGAAGAAGTTATCTTTTGAACATTTAAATACTAATCCACCAGTGTCAATACCAACAGTGTCACTAGTTGATAGTCCGTGATTTGGTATTGTAAGAACTAACTGTCCTGAATGAGATGTATAAACTGCATTTGTAGCAGTGAAAGAGTTTGATCCTGTTGCTGCAAAATTACCTTTACGAATTGAACCAATACCAGCACTTACAAATCTATGTACATATGCTTGGTCTGTAACACCAATTGCAACAGATCCACCACGATATCCTGAACCAAATGTTAGATCTTCAAAGAATTCAAATGCGTGTCCACCACCTTGATAAGTATGTGGAATTGTGCTTGCACCTGCCTGAACTTCAAATGTTCTATCAGAGACAATGCCAACAACAAATAATGGTCTCTCATGGTCTTGGAATATTGTCGTTGTTACTCCAACGTATCCACCACCACCAATTGTCTTAACAGCGTCAGCATCAGCAGAGTCAAATGTATGTACATACTGGTCACTTGGAGCTGATGCACCAACATTTATTTTAAATGTATTTGTTGTTACGTTACTTACTGTTAGGTATCGGTTAGCAGCAGGGTCAGTCGCACGAGGATAACAATGAACTGTTGCATTACTATCTTTATCACAAGTGAAACAAATACCACCAGTTTTTAGAATTACTGCATCACCATTTACTAAACCGTGATTTGCGATTGTTACTACTAAATCACCATTCGCAGGATTGTAAGTTGCATTAGTTACTGTGCCAACTACAGTTTTTGGACATACAAATTCTAAACCTTTAAGTTTAACAGTATTAGGTCTCTCAAGTGCAAATCCGTGAACTTTGTCTGTAGTTACTGTTATAATACCAGTGATATTATCATAGGCAGCAGTTTGAATACCAAGATTAAATCCTGATGATGTTGCTATACCAACAACACTTGTTATTCCACCATTTGCATCTTTAAATGCTTTTACCTTTGCTCCTTGTAATGGTGCATATCCTGTACCTGGTGTTGAACCTAATGAAACTATAAGTCCACCTCTAGGAACTTGGTTTTGATTGATATCAAACTCAGATACTATAAAATCACCATTAGTAGATGTAATACCACTAAACTCTACAGTTGATATACCAGCAGTTGTATCTGCTATAAATTCATAATTACTTCCTGTATTATTGACAGTTTTAGGAGTCTGGAATACGCCATTGATGAATAGAACTCCATTTCCTACGCCAATACCTGATGAAGTATTTGCACCACCGACAGTTAATGTGTATGTTTTTCCAATACCTGTAAAATTATCAGAGACATCATCAAATAACATATTTGTGGTGTAATCACTTCTTAAGAATGTTCTACCACTAAAGTTTGCTCTTACAAAAGGTAAATTAGTTTCGTCTCTTCTTGATCTATTATTACCCTTTGGTGGGTCAGAGAAGAATACTTTACTTTCAACTATATTAAACGCACCTCTGTGCACTCTAGCTGTGGCATTTGCTAGATGAGAAGTTGCTGCGATACCTAATTGACCTCTTTCAACTTTTACAACAGGTAGAGTTGCAATACCTAGTGATACATCAGTTGAATCGTTTATAACTCCAGTAGGTGTGCTTGAAAATCCAACTTCTGTAACTTTTACATATTCATCGTCAATTCTAAGAAAATCTCTTGGTGCAACAGAACCAATTCCACTTAATACGAATTGAGATAATCCAATACCAACACCATTATTATATGTGAATCCATCAAATACTCCTAAATTATGTGTGATTGAAGTAAATGTCACTGGTTGCTGCACAACACCATCTAATCCAATAATTGTTTTAGTTAATGCTTTCCTCATTGTAAGTTTATGAGCATTACCACCACCAACTCCTGTAAATGTTACGGGATTACCAGTTGCAACATATTCAGGTCTTGTAAATAGTTGGAATTGATTTTCATCTACAACTTTTGCATAAACAGTGCTTGGTAGTAAAGTTGTTACAATTCCAGCAACATTTGCAGTGGAACCTATTGAAATCGCTGTACCTGCAATTCCTATAAATGTAGAATCTGGTGTGTAAGTTAATTCTTCATTATCATTAAAGAAATGACTATTAATATTGATTGTGCTTGTAGTTGTGCTTATTGTTCCAACTGGATTGAATGTCTTAGAGTAGATTGGAACTCCTTCATGTTTTAAAACAAAGTCCTTCTTATTTGCCCTGAGTCCAGCAGCACCATCATAAGTTGATAAGAATAATTTCTGATTGACTGTTCCGTAAGTTAAATCAGGAGGTGTATTATCAAAATCACTTGCTGTATATAATATTTGATTATATGATTGTACTTCTATTAAAGATTCAAACTCAGCATCAGGATAAAATCTTAAATTAATATCATCACCACTTATTTCACCACCGAATGTTCCAATACCAGTTGTTGAACCTGCTGATACAAATGGATATTGAACAGTTATAATATCATCAACATCACGAATTGATATAACTTGATGAACTGCAGATGTCTCACCACAAGAAACTCTAACTAATGATTTAACACTACTGTCAATTAACTTATTAAGTGTTGCATATGTAATTGTACTTGCAGTCCCAGTGACGTATCCAGATTCTAATCTAGCACTTCTTTCAGCACCAGCAGGTTGACCTGCAACTGAGAAACGATATGTTCCGATACCAGCCGCAGTGGAACCCAAACCTACGATATTTGCCCTTACATCAAGAGTATTAACTCTATCATTTAAACACTGTAATTTTATTAAGTTATTTTCAAATCTTGCAGTAATGACACCAACCACACTATTACTCAATCCTGATTTAGTATCAACGTAAGTTTCTGCGATTGTTGTATCAGTTCCATCAAAATCAACAATTACTTCATTATAATTAATTTCTTTAGTTACGCTGTCCTGAACAAAAATAGTCGCATATAAAGAATTAAAATCATAACTAGGCACTTCAAGAATAGATGATGTTGTAAATCCGATTGTAGTGCTTCCCACTCCTGCATTTACACCAGTTAAGTCAACACTACCAATGCCATTCGTTCCGATACCCGTTAAATCAGTATTGAAATCAATTTTTAATAATTTAATGTCATGATCTTTGATAAACTTTTCAGTTGGTTCAAATACTAAATTTTTAGTTCCACTTGCTAAAATTTCTGTGTTAAAATCACCTAACTTGACTGTTGTAAAATCAGTTGTTTTTTCAAGAATAAATGCGTTGCTTTCAGTTGTTAAAGTTACAATTTCAGTAAATTGAGTATCAAAAGTATCGGGGTCAACAATCTGAACAAGATAATTTCCAAAATCTTCAACTAATGGTTCAATAACTGTATTTGTACTTTCAAATCCATCACTAGAGAAACCATCACTAATATCATCGTGTAATAAAACTCTATTTGTTTTACATCTTGTAAAGTCAGTTAAAGTCCTATTCTTGAATGTTAAAAACTTAGATCCATTAACCCTTGTGTCAAAATCTCTTGCAAAATCAAAATTATTAATTGCATCAACTCTTTGCTTATCTCTAAGTTCAAGTATATTACCAACATCAAGAACAACTGTTTGATTTGATTCACGAACACTACCAAATCCAACTGCAAGATTAGATGTAATTGCAGTATCAGCAAAATTCTTAAGTCCTGAAGGGTGAACTAAACGATTTACGGGATTTACAAATTTTTCCCACTCAACTGAACTCTTAACTGTGTAAGATAGATTCTGATAGTAATCATTATCAGGAATGACCTGATAATCTTCATTTAATTTACCAATATCATCTAACCAACCATAATCTTGTCTGTTAGAAAACTCAGTTGTAAATTTAGCTTGATTATCTACAATACTTGTGATTTCAGCAGAGACGTTACTCAATTCACCTTTAATTCTATCACCTTTGTTTAGTTTAAACTTACCGTCAATTTTGATATAATCATTTCTTACTTCAATAACTTTTAAATCAGTAATAACACTATCAACAATCAAAGTTTCTTTAAGTTCAAATACACCTCTTGATTGCACTGGTTCAATTACAGGATATTTTTTCTTATTGATTAAAGTTGCATAACCAGATTGGAAAGTTTTAGCGATACCAGGATTTGTTGTAACACCTGCTGTGCTAAATTTTAAAATACATTGTGTTCCTGTAATGTAATCATCTACATTAAAGAATTGATAATTGTAATTATCAGAGTTATAACCAGTTCCTTCAACAGTTGTATTAGTGGATATTCCACCTTGTGTAGCACCTATTCCTGCTTCACCAACTCTTTGTATACCTTCAACATAAACTTGGTCTCCAATTGCAAAGGGTTGTTCATCAAATCCATTAATCGGAGTTTCTAAGAAACAAGTTACAACACCAGAATTACTAATTTGTAATGAATTTATTCCAACACCATTAGAGTTATTGATTGAAATAATTTTATGTACAACTGAATCTAGTCCTGTAACAGGTGATAATACGTCAACTTTAGATATTGTTTGATTAGGAGTGAATGCTTGTAGTGAAAGTGTGTCAACAACTGTATTTGATATTGGATTAAATACGATTAAATTAGGTGTGCTCATATAATCAGCACCACCACTGACAATATTCACTGAATCTATAATATCAAGATTATCAATATTAACAACAGGTGATATGAATGCCTCTGGACTTAGAGTTTTATCTGAAGAATACTCATAACCAATATCAACAATTCTAATCTTCTTGATTCTTCCTATGTCTCTTGAGGATGCAATGATGTTTGCATCAGTTCCATTTGTGCTCCTAACTGATTTGAATTGTGGTAATTTTTTATAATTGAATCCTGGTGATATAATATTTAAATTTTTAATCGCACCGTGAACTGCAGTTGACTTTGTTGAGTATTCTAATTTTTCACAATCACTTAAATTATAACTTAAAAACTCAGGAATTTTAGGTGAAATATCAAAAGTGTCTGCAGTAACATTAGATATCTTATACTCACCATTATATTTACTATCAATAAATCTTATTTCAGAATAATTTGAAACTTCAGTATCAGCAGTGCTTATAAAACCACCTTTTGTTAATCCGTAGTATAATCTGCCAGGTGTAGACTCTGAATATTGAACTGTGAGTCCAGCTCCGATTGGATCAGTATTGTTTGTTCCTATTCCTATTGTTCCACCTGCACCTACATTAAATACACTTGAGTCTTGAGAACTTAAATATTCATTAGTAAGTTCTCTATCATAGAATAATTTAAAGTCAAAATTTAATAATGTGGTGCTAGTTAGTCCAAAATTCAATTTTGAATTTTTAACAACATCAATTCTTGGGTTTATTAATCCAATTGATTGATTATCTCCACCAGTATTTGGAGTTATATTTACAGTTCTTACAGGATTTGAGTTGATATCTAAAATTGTTTCAGAAAGTTGAAATCTTCTACTACTTACTTTGTTAACAAAATATGTGCCTGTGCTTAAACCAGTTGCTCCACCATCATAGAATACTTTATCACCAGTTTCAAATCCGTGATCAGGTAAGTCTATTTGGTTTATTTCAACATCTATAGCTTTGAATGAAATTGGGTTTATAATTAACTTTTCAAATGCTTCATTATAATTTACAGATATTGGTATAGTATTACCAAGACCTACGTTAAGATTAGGAACAACATTAAGTTTTATCGTATCTCCTTCAACTAAATTATGAGTTGTGGTATTTGCTGCAGCAACATTTGTTGATACTGTGGTAACAATTTTATCAATTTTTCCAGTTACTTGGTCTTTAGATGTTTGTAAATTGTATAATCCTGAAGAAATACCAGTTACAGAACCCTTACTATAGAAGAATAATCCTTCACTTGTACTACCAATACCTACTCTGGTTGTAACTAAACCAATATTATTTTCACCTTTATCAATTACAAATACTTCTGTTGAATTAGCACCAAGAAATGGTAACTTGAATTCTGTTACTAAAGGTGTTGTACCAACATCAAAACGATTTGCTCCAACTCTTTTGTTTAAAGTAAGTTTTTGACCTGTCTTAAATGGATGATTTGGTATATGAATTGTTCTTGTAGGTATAGATGTTCTCTCTACTATCTCACCAACAATTCTATCAACACTTGTTGCTCCACCAGGTGTTGTTCCAACACCTACAGATTGAGCAGAGTTAAAGTATATGATGTCATTTACTTCTGATTCAAATTTCTTTGTTTGGACAGGAATACTAATTTGATTATTTAAAATATCAATATTTGATCCGAGCGTATGAGCAATACCTGTATGTCTTAGAACTCTTATTACTTTTCTGAGTGGATAAACATTTAATACTTGTAAAGTCTCAATATCATTAATATTATTTACGTTTCCTGAACCAACTCTTAATGAACCACCGATGGCAACTGAATTTGGTATCCTAGTAACAAAAATATCTTGAATTAATCCACCAGCAGCACCAATTGTCATACTCTTTGCGAGTCCAACTCTTTCAGTTTTTACACCTACGTTAAATGAGTCTGTAAGATTAACTATTGAACTACTCAATCCTGATACAGAAATTGCATCATTATCATTCAATTCTATGAATGGTAAGTAGTTTGCAACAACTTCATTTCCACTTTTCCATTCAAACACTACATCTAAAAAACTTGTTAGAGTTGTATTAATACTAGAAATTCCAATACCAACTATCTCATCAACTTCAGCACGGAATCCTGAACCATTAGTGCCTGTATCATCAAATTCTGTCAAATCACCAACTCTATAACCATCACCACCATTAAGTATTGTTACTGCATCAACTCCACCCTCTGTAACTGCCTCTATTTTTGAGATTTGCCTTATTTTTTCATAAGATTCAATTACGAAATCATTTCCTGCAAATTTTTCATCTACATTATAAGGTAATGTATTTCTTCTTAATCCAGAATTATTAAAATCAAATTCTTGATTTAGTGTTTGATTTTCAGCAATGAATGGTGAACGATAGGTGTTACCGATAAAGTAAGGATATTGACCCTCTAATTTGTTCGTGCCAGTTCCTAAACCTACGGTTGCGAAGTATGCATAAACTCCATTTGGAAATTCTGGTGTCTTACAAAATCTTCCATTGTGAATATCTAAATCTCCAGAACCATTGTATACATGATCTTGAATGAAGAATCCTGCTGAATACCCTGGTGGACGATTTGTTACTCTATTAATATCAGTAACGTAAGATGGTTGTATAATTTTTAAATCAGAGTTAATATTATCAGGATCTGAATATCCAAAAGGACCATATATTGGATTACCATCATATGCCCATCCAACGATTGGGGAGTGACCTGTTATATTACTAAATTCACCGCTTGGAGTAACATTAAATGTATTTTCAAAATTATTTGCAATATCTTGCGAATAACCTAATATACTGAATCTTAGTGATTCTTCTTTTGTTGATAAGAACGAATCACCAAATCTATGGGTATTATTTAATGTTAAACTTCTAACTCTAGCACCATATGCTCCATTAGATCCTCGTGAGAATGCTCTAACCTCAGTAGAAACACTACTATAACCAATTCCAGTATTAGTCACAATAGCATCAATAACTTGACCATTTTCAATAACTGGACGAACTCTGGCACCTGCTCCAGCTCCTGTTGATATAACTCTTAATTCAGGTGCTGAATTATATTCTCTACCTCTGTTAACAACTGCTACATCAGTAATTCTACCATTTACAATAATTGGTTTGAATTCTGCAAATTTTCCATTTTTTATAGTAACTTTAGGGATTACTTCTTTATCAAGAGTTGTAGAACCGTAATTTGTTCCCTCTTCATAAAGATATCCACCAATTAATTGACCAGTAACAACAGGTGTTGCTACAATATTACCTGTGATTGTTGAACCAAAAGAAACATCTACATTAACTTTAATTTGAGGATAGTTAAATATTTGGAATCCTTCACCTGATGTGGTAAAGTTAGCATATTTACCTCTATTGTAATCAACTGTTGAAGTACCACCTATTCCCGCATCTGCCAACTGGAACGTATCATTTGTTAATTTTTTAATATAGTAAGAATTAGTTGTACTTAATCCCTGTATTGCTGTGGTTTCTGCAGAGTATTCTACAATTTCACCACTTTGAAATCCATGATTTTTGAAAGTAACAACATTTAATGATGTTGATATTCCAGTAGGTTTAACTCTTAATTTACGATGTGTATAACCTGA